CACCGATTATTAAATCCATTATAACAGGAAGAGCCCGGCCCAATTTTGAACCTATTTTTAGATCAGATACTCTTGAAAAACCAATCGAAAGAATAGATGGTACTTTTTTTGGAACAATTAAAGAAGGTGATACTGTAATAACTGAAATCATACCTAATGATTTGACGGGTCAAGATATTAGAAATACATGTGAGTCTTTAACGACTGGACCCAGTTTTGTATTTAAAGATGCAATTAAACTTTTATTGGAAGGTGCAGGAAGTAAAGAAATCATTGATTCATATATGGGGTTTATAAAAACCGTGAAAAAAGGAATGGTGATTAAACATCAATTTTTGCAACCAATGGATTTGTCTAATAGAGCTTTTGATTTTTATCACGATTCATTTTTTGCGGACTCTGAGTTTAGAATCAATTATGGTGAATTGTTAGATGTAGTTCCCTCATTAGATGTACAATATCATATTGCTAATATTAAAATTGATGGTGTGGCCATAGAAAGTACGAATGATTTAAAAGAAACTGATCTCTTTAATTTTCCACCTAAAAGTGACGACAATAAACCCACTATGAGGGAGCTTACTTTTGAATTGGGATTTTTAAATTATGGCGGTTCATATGATACGGAATTTTTGGGTATTGATGTATCAAAATTAATATCTCCACCAAATTCGGATGGCAGTGGAGTACATTCTTGGCAAACAACAATACCAACATCTTCTGATCCAAAAGGTCCACCCAACCTACCTTTTGAATTAATATCAGGAAACAAAAATATTTCTCCTAATTGGAAGTATATAAGAATTTCAGATATATTTCCAGCATATGGACGAGTTATAAAAGATGCAATTGGTAAAGTAAAAAAATTCAAAAAACAAGTTGAAGCAATAGCTAAAGAAATAGATGAATATATAAAATTTTTAGAAAGACAAATAAAAGCAATACAGAGATTAAATGATCAAATACAACAATTAATTGCATTTTTTTCTAAGGGCTTAAATATGGCTGGTATTTATACGGCGCAATTTGGTGGAGAGGGTATTGGTGATTTTAAAAAGAAATTAAAAAATATGAAAATGTTACAAACCAATAAGAATAATGTAAATGAAATAACTTTGGAAACAGTTGAAACTGATACTGTAATAAAAGACCCCTTTACTGGATTATCCAAAACTGTGAAAAGAAAAGTTTTAAAACCGATTACAAAAAAAGCAACAGGGGAAGAACCAGATGGAGAACCAAAACCATTAAGTGAATTAAGTAATTTAAAATATTCTGGAGCTATCGTATTTTTGGGCCAGGGACCAGATTTAGATAAATTCGATACGTTTATGAATAATTTTAATGGATTATCAACTCTTGGAAAAGGTTTTCTTTCGAATTTGTTTACTAAGGAAAGTAATATTGCTCAACGATTAACTCCATATGTGTATGACATACAGGGAGAGAATGCAGATGGGGATTTTGTAAATATAGAAGGTTTAGGATCAATTAGTCCAACAGGAACTATACGAATTGTTTTTACAAATGAAGCCGATCAATTAGATGAAACCGAGAGGGGTCTCATTAATCAACAAGTAGACAGAACTATAGATTTTTCTCCACGAATTCAAATGGGTAGTATTTCACTTACAAATTCTGAAGATGCTTCTGCTCATACAAGAAATGATTCAATTGTATTGTATCAAGGTACTGTGGATGAAGACGAAACAGAAACAGGTAAAGAATTTTCTCAAGATTCTGTTTATCATCAATTTGTGTCACAGCCCAAATATCGTATGGAGGGAAAATCAACTTCTGATGAAGATGGAAATTTTGTAAAACAATTTTTTAATGTGGATCTTAAACCGAAAACTCCACTGAAGAGGTCTAGTATACCTTATAAAATTATAGTTAAAACAAGTATTGTAAATAGTGAGGGACAAACATTAAAAAAACAATATGCTCTTAATCTTGGATTTTTTATAGATCCTGTAACAGTACAGATTGGAAAGTTAATTGATGGCTAATAATTCAATTTCAAGAACCGGAACTTTTACTTCAAGTGGATCTGCTGGTGGATCAGGAACATATGACTATAGTGTATCATCTTCTTCCTCCAGTGGTTATGCAGGAATAGATTATTATTCTAATGATGATTTAAAGAATGCTTCTATTTTTGCTGATATTGACAGTAAAATTTCTATAACATTTTCAGAAGAAGTTGACAATACTTCTGTAACTGCTTTTACTAATGATGCTGAATTACCACTTGATTTTCAAAATAAAAAAGGAGCTGTTGGATTAACACATATTGTAAATCCACTGGTAGGAGCAGTAGGTGATGATAATAATTTAAAAGCCTTAAGATTAACCTCTAGTCCTAAAGAAATATCAGGAGATGAGTCTGGCAGTACTGCAAATCAAGAAATTGTAGAAATGTCTTCTATTCCTTCTACAGAAGATGATATAACTTATGTGTTTGAACCAAAAGCAAATCTTTCTTCTAATACTACTTATTTTTTAAGAATGGATCCTAGTAGTGTATTAGATGCGACTGGAGCAGGAATTAGTTATACTACTGAAAAGGGTTTTGTTACTGATAATACACACAGTCTTATAACTACAGGAGAGTATTATGATGGATTTTCAATACAAATTGAAAAAGTTGATATACTATCAACAGAAAAAGAACCTAATATAGATGGTGTAACTGGGCCCCAACCAGATTCTTTGACTTTGTATCGATCAAATGAAACAGTTTCTACAGCAACTAAATTAAATATTTTATCTATAGAAGGAACAGTATTAACATATCAATTAGATCCTACTTCATATAAAATGAACGTTGCATATACTGCTACTAATCCCATAATAATTACAAATATAAATCATATGCTGGAAGATGATGATAAAATAGAAATTTATGATGTAGTAAGCGGGGATGTAGTTAGAAAGGGAGCATATACAATAACAGAACTTACTTCAGACACCTTTTCTATTCCTGTAGACGGTACAGGAAGTGATGCTGGTAGATTGAATTATTATAGAAATGTAAATAAAAATGATTTATTTAAATGGGGTGAAACAGAGAATGAGGATAATTATGGTGTAAGAAAAAAAGCATTATCTACTCCTAAAAAAAAGAAAAGTTCCATTACTAATTTGTTAGATGCTAAATTTGTAACTAAAGCAACAAGTGTTGGACTAGATGACGGAGCCACCTCGGGAAGAAGTGGTAAAATAATAAAAATTGAAAGTGAAGTTATATCATATGTTGCTGTTGATTCTTCAGATAAAATAACAACTTCTGCTTTTGTTAATAATTCTATAGTTGATATTTCAACATCTACTAATGACATTAGATTTCATATAAAAGCAAATACTTCTCCAGATCATAATGTACATCCTTTTCATTCTTCTGCGCCTAAAGTAGTTTCTACTTTTCCTGAAGATGGGACATCGTTTCCGAGAAAACTAACAATTACACAAATTGCAAGAAGGGGACATCGAGCTATTGTGTCTACAAATCAATCTCATAATTTGTTTAAAGATGATTTTATAAAAATTGTAGATTCTACTCAAGACATTTATAATAAAACAACAAAAGTATTGCTTGTTTCAACATCAAATACTTTTCAATATGATTTGGGTGCAAGTAGTGATTTTTCAAATGTACAAAGTCCTGCTCCTGGAAAACCAAAACTACAAATTAGTACTGATAGTGGCTCTACTTATGCAGAAAGATATAATTCTATATTCGTAAATTTTAGTCAATCTATGAATACAAGCACTATTACTGTTGCAAATACTACTCACCTAATTTCTGCAGACGGAACAAGTGCGGTATTTGATGGACAAGATTCTGCTTCAAGCACAATACATTTATCAGATGATGGATTTGAAACAATTGAAGATTGTGTATCGATAACAGCAAGTGCGGGTAATTCTGTTTTTGCAATTGTTCCTGAAACTCTTAAAGCAAGACACATATACAATATAAAAGCTAAAACAGATATTCAAGATTTAGGACAAACAAATACTCTTTATGAATTTACAACAACTGAAGGAATTACTACTGGACAGAAAGTTATAAATCCACAGACTGGTCAAGAGACAGTATATTCAAAAGATGAAGATCCTCCAAAAATTAAAAAAATTTCTATGGGTGCAACTGTTTTTGAAAGTGCTACTCTGTCTGAAATAACTTCTCCTGATTCTTATCAAGCAGTTGCTACTAATCTTGGCGGAGATTCTATAAAAGTTCAATTTTCTGAGAGTATGAGACTGGGTTCAGTAACATCTGCAACAACAAGTACAATACCTGCGGGCACAGTACAGTTATCTTGTGATGATTTTGATACGGTTGTACAAATGACTTCCACATCTCCAATAGTATCATCGACTGATGAAGATAATGATACATTTGATTTTACTCCTGTAGCAAATTTATCTGGAAATACTGTTTATACTATAAAGGTTTTTAAAGGTGTACGGGATGATTCAGCAGAACAAAATCAAATGTTAACAGATAACGTGAGTTCTATAAAAGTTGTTACATTAAAAGCGAATCCTCCAGCCGAAGCAAATTACTATGTTCCAGGAGAAAATATATCGGGAGTTATAACTTTAACGATTAAAGCAAATACAGGAACACCTGCTACAGGATTAACTGGTGGAGATACATTTTTAGGTTTAACATCAAAAGCTAAAGGAAAGGTTTTAGATTTTACTGAAGCCGATTCAGCAATTGTTACACTTAGATATACAGAATTGGCTGGTCAAGATGGATCTATTAGACCTTTGAGTCCTGGTGAAGTATGTAAAATAGATGATGATACTAATTTTACAATAGATAATGTTGCAATAACTGATCCCCCAGAAGGAAATGTTGTTTTATTTACATCAGCAGACAAAAAACTAATTTATAGAGATAATAAAAAAGATAATGAGCTTATAGCTGGAGAAAGAATTGTAGGAAGAACATCTGGTGGATATGCTTTCGCTTCAGGTAGTAGTGGGATAGTAGGAGAAGGATTTAAAACCACTGCTTCAACTGCAATTGTAGCAAATGTGTTTTTTACAAAAACAGAAAGAATGTCTTTGGAAAGTAGTGTGGTTGGAACAGAAGAATATTTGCAATTACAAACGACAGATTATCTTTTATATGAGGATGATACATCTGCAGTATCAATCGCAACAGAGAATCAAATGGGTATTAATGTTCAATCAAATGTTTCTTTTACATTTAATCAAACAATGGATATTGAAACTGTTAATTTTAATGCCGTAGATTCTGTTGTTTCAAATCGTCCTTATAATATATTGCTTTCATATGACTCTGCTTTTCAAAATACAATACCATTAAGTTCGACCTTTACAAGTTCAAATAATGATACTGCATTTGAGTTTCAACCATCAATATTGTCAAATACAAATTTAACCTTAACTCAAAACACAAAAATATATGCTAAAGTGACAGCAACTGGATTGCTAAAGAATAAAGGTGGTATGATTTGTCCCACTAATGTTTGGGGTACTAGGTATGCTAATACTGCTTCAAATACTGATTTTAAAGCAATAGAGGCTTCTGTTTATACTGCAGATGGCCAAGAAATAGAATTAGGAGTAGGTGCCTCTGGAGCTGTAAACATGCCAAGTCAATCTTCAGTAATATCAGTAGATACTCCTATTATTATTCATTTTAATGAAGTTCCCTTAAAATCGTCTTTTGCTTTAGATTCAGAAATAGAGTTAGGAACTGTACATGATTTTACTTCGGGAACAATTGCTCTAGGTAACGGCGCTCTTACATCATGTGGTAGATATGGAACACAAATAAAGATTCAACTTGGAGCAAGTTTGACTGCATCTACTCAATATTTTTTGAGAGTTGGGGCTACTGTGGGAGGAACGAATGAAGGTGGAAAAGCATTGACAACAGACATAACATGGTTTAATTCATTTACAACATCTGCATAAGGAGATATAATGCCATTACTTAAAAAAACATTAGAAACTAATATAAAAGCCGCATTTAAAATTGGATCCGCATCTGGAACAGAAGAAAAAGTTGCTGAACTATTAGCTACTGCAATACACACTTATGTAAGTGCCGCAGATGTTACTACTTCAGTAACTACTGTTACTACAGGAACTGGAGTTTGTTCTACTGGTGGCGGTCCCGTAACTGGTTCTGGAACTGGTTCTGGTAAGGGAGCCTTATCATAGTAGAAAGTTAGTATAAATAAACATATGACTACAAACGCAACACAAGAAGATCAGAAATTTGAAATTGAAGACTTACAGTCATTAGGAGATGTATTACATGTATTGAACTTGACTCATAAACCTAAGGATTTGACTATAAGATGGAGCAGAAATCCTAATACGGGGGATCTTACTATAAAGTCAGGGAGTAATGCAGTAAAAGAACAATTAAAAAATTTAATTTTAACTAGAAAATTCGAAAGACCGTTTCAACCAGGACTTGGTTCAAATATAATGGCCTTGCTGTTTGAACCACATGATATAATTACTGAACAGTTAATTGCAGATGAAATTAGAACAGTAGTTGAAAATTATCAGCCCAATGTAGATATATTGGATATAATTGTTAATAGTGACAGAGAAGGTGCGGGTTATCGTGTAAAGATAATTTTTGCTGTTATTAATGAAAACGAACCAGTAACATTTGAAACATTTTTAGAATCAACAAGAGGTACTTAAATGGCAGAAGCTACTAAATTACGAGTTTCAGAATTAGACTTTGATCAAATAAAAACTAATTTTAAAAGTTTTTTGAAAGAACAAGATGTTTTTAGTGACTATAATACGGATGGTTCTGTTATTTCTCAGGTTTTAGATATTTTAGCATATAATACTCATTATAATGCTTTTTATTTGAATATGGTTGCAAATGAAATGTTTATTGATTCTGCTACTACTAGAAATGCTATAATATCTTTGTCTAAATTATTGGGATATACTCCTAAGTCAAGAACAGGTGCAAAAGCAAATGTGAATATATCAATAACACCTGATGATGCTCCTTCAAATATTACTATAGCGAAAAATACAAAATTTAGTACTGTTATAAACAGTCTTAATTATACTTTTGTTACTGATCAATCATATTCAACGACTGCAAATTCTGATAATTCAACAGTTACCATTTCAAATGTTTCATTAATTGAAGGAGAACCATTAACTTTTAGATATACTGCTAATACAGAAGATACTTCACAAAGATTTACTGTTCCTAACAGAGGAGCTGATCATTCAACAATATCAGTTTCTATTAAAGAAAATTCTTTTACTACAGCTTTATCTCCTTATACTATGGCAACTGATTTGCTTGAAGTTAGTTCGACATCAAATGTATTTTTTATAGAAGAAAGTTCAGATTTTAAGACAGATATAAAATTTGGAGATGGGGTTTTAGGGAGAAAATTAAAAACTGGAAATATTGTTATTATTGATTATAATACTTGTGAAGGTGTTTTAGGAAATGGTGCAAATAATTTTTCAGTTGCAACTACTGTTGGGGGATATTCATCTGCTACTGTTTCAACTAATAGTAAAGCTGAAGGTGGATCAGATGAAGAAACTATTAATTCTATAAGATTTAATGCTCCCAGACACTATAATACACAAAATAGAGCAGTAACAAAAGATGATTATAAAAGAATAATTTTAAGAGATTATCCATTAGCGGAATCAATAGTTGTATATGGTGGAGAAGAAGCAGATCCTCCAGAATATGGAAAAGTTTTTATAGGAGTAAAACCTAAATCAGGACTTTATGTAACAGATTCAGTAAAAATGAACATTAAGGATAATATTCTTAAAAAATATAATGTTGCATCTATAACACCTGAGTTTGTTGATCTTGATTACATTTATGTTTTATTGACATCAACTGTTAATTTTGATTCCCGAAAAACAACAAAAACTTCACAAACATTAAGAAGTAGTATTATAAATTCTATTAATACATACGTTCTTGAGGATCTTTATAAATTTGAACAAGCATTTAGACTATCAAAATTACAAACGAGAATCGATGAAACTGATACTTCTATTTTGGGAAATGATGCCGCTATTAGATTGAAAAAAATATTTATACCAGTATTGAACACAAAATTGACTTATATATTAAGATATAATAATGCAATTTATCATCCCCATTCTGGTCATGCTCCTGCTTTATCTTCTACGGCTTTTTCTATAAATGATGAAAAAGACATTTTGCAACAAGACTGCAAAATCAAAGATAAAGACGGTGTATTAATAATTTATAGAACAGATAATGTAGGAAAAGAACATATAGTTAGAGAAGATATTGGTACTATTGATTATATAAGTGGAAAAGTAACAATAAATTCTTTTGATCCCGCATCATATGAAGGTTCTGAGATTAGTATAACAACTATACCTGTTTTAGGTGATGTTGCATCTGTGAGAGAACAATTAATAACAATTCAAGAAAGTGATATTAATTTAAAAATGAATGATGTTTCATTAGTTATGAAACAAGATCAAGTTACAACAGCCGAAACCTCAACATCTCAAACAACAGTGGTAAATTATTAAAATGTCAGAATATACCTGGTTACAAGATACAGATAATATAAAATTAGTAGAAAAGATATCTAATTTAATTGATAATCAATTACCAGAATTTGTTCGGGTTGAGGGGAGTGATTTTTCTGAATTTTTAAGATTTTACTACAACTGGATGGAGTCACATGAATTAACTATTTCAAATGTGGCTCTAGATGAGTATCATGTTACTTTAGAAAGTGAACAGGGTGGTTTTGTTTTAGAAACAGGATCTTCTTTTTTATTAGAAAGTGATAGAACAAATATAAGTGCTTATGAAAAAGATGAAATTATAACAGGAATATCTTCAGGCGCAACTGGTACTGTTGATAGAAATACAAATACAGCATCAAGTAAAATTTATGTAACTGGATTAACACAAACAGATTTTGAAGTGGGCGAATTAATAAAAGGTACAAATAATCGTACACTTGGTACTGTAACTAATTTTCAAAAAAATCCTCTTTTTGCTTCAAGAACATTATTAAAATCAAGAGATGTTGATAGTACTACAACATCTATGATGGATCATTTTGCCAAAGAATTTTTAGTAAATTTTCCGTTAAATTTAAGTGCAGATAAAGCTCTTTTAGTAAAACATGTATCAGATATTTACAGAGCAAAAGGAACAAGTACTTCATATAATTTTTTGTTTAAATCATTATACGATATACAAAATCTTATTTTTTATACCCCAAAAATAGATTTACTTAAACCCTCTTCTGGTAATTGGCAACAAAATAAATCTATTAGAATTATTTCAGACGATCTTGCATCTTCATTTGACAGTCATCTTATTACAGGAAAACAATCAAAAGCATCTGGAATTGTAAATCGTATTGAGGAATTTGCGGCTGGGGGACTTGAAATAATAGAATTATTTTTAACAAATATGAAAGGAACTTTTGTTGTAGGAGAAACAATTGAATCAAATGAAGTTGATGGTGTATTTGGTAGCGGAATAGCACAAGGATTGATATCCGATATTACTATTACTTCAGCAGGTTCTGATTATAAAATAAATGATAAACTTACGTTTTCTGGTGGAGGGGGTGTTGAAGCAAAAGCGAAAGTAGCAGATACTGGATCTGGTACATTAGCTAAATTTACTATATTCGATGGAGGAGATGGGTATCTTGAAAATAAAGAATTATCAGTAAATAATTTTGCTACGTTGGGGACAGGATTTCAAGGAAAAATTAAAGATGCAATTGATAGTTTTACATTTTCAAAAAATGAAGATTTAATAGGAAATTTTTCAGCAGTTACATTTAATGATACTGCATATGAATTAAGTGGTAATGTGGCGGCAAATAGTGCAGATAGATTAATTGATGCATTGGGTTTTTCAAAACTGGATGCTGGACATATTTCTACTGTAGAAACAACTTCCTCTGGAGGTGGTTATGAAGCTATTCCAAAAATATCAGTTATAGAAACATCAACCGAAGATTTTAATGAAAATTCTATTCGTATTTTAAACTTAAATCCAGATCCCGATGACCTTGCTACAACAAATGCGATTACGGGTTTTTTTGATGCAGGTGAAAAGATTACTTCAAATAGTGGAAATAAAATAGGAACATTTTTTGGTGCTGTATCTTCAGATGACATTACTGTTGAAGATCCTTCTAGAATAAGAGTAAAAACAATAAAATACTTAGATGCAGATGTAACTCAAAAAATTCCAATCACACAAAGAAATGATCTAGTTGTAAATAATTCTTCTTATTTATCAACTACAAAACCATCAGTATATCATGTACAATTTGTTACTGGTGGTTCAGCTTCAGTAAATACTATAAAATATAAACGGGGTATTGATGCAAGAGAAGATTTTAATAGTGCAAATAATACTGCAAATATAGATTTTTATCCAACATCAGCGCCGTATATAGATGTAACAGGTGGTTATCAAACATTAAATTTTGATATTTCATCACTTACTAGAACAAGCACAACTGCAACTGCAACCACATATGGAAAACATGGATTAGATGATGGACAAATAGTTGCTATAACAGGAGCAAGTCCTGCTGGTTATAATGGCAATGCGACAATCACAGTATCAAGTCCAACCACTTTTACATATACTGTGGGGGGTTCTTTAACAACTCCTGCCACAGGAACTATATTATATAATGAAAATGTTTCTGTAAAATTTACATTACCTTTTAACCATACTACTGATGATGAATATGCTTTTTCTACTATTGATTTTGTTTCTACTGAAGTTCTTACTGGCGCTAATTCGGGAGCAGTTGCAACTGTAAATACTGGTGTTGCTTTTTCTGATGGTGGTGATTTAGGAAATAATGCAATTGTTGGAGTTTCTGCGGATGATGCTGGTTCGGGTTCTATTAAATCTATTGAAATTCAAGATCCAGGAGTGGCATTTACATCTGCTCCTGTGATATCATTGCCTGGTCTTGGAGAAGAAAATGCAAATTTAACTGCAAACATTGGCGCAGTAAGAACAGAAACAGGAATATATCTTGATGAAGATGGCCAAGTAAGTTCTAATAAAAAACTTATTGATAGTGATTTTTATCAAGATTATTCTTATTCATTAATTGCTAATAAACAACTTAATGAATATCAAGAAATTGTTTTTAAATTATTACATCCTATAGGAACAAAACTTTTTGGAGAATATACTCCTGATTCTGCTGAATTGAATATGGGGTTTGATAATAGGATACAATTTGAAGATGGTGATTTAGCATTAAAAGAAGATGGTGATGATCTTTTAATGGAAGATCAAACAGACCCGAGACATCAAGTAATATTTAATAATAATCAAAATTTAGGAACGGGAACAATTACCTTAACCGGTAATTCTAATATAATGCTGGGAGACACTACAGATTTTACAGCAACGTATGGTGAAGGAGAACATATTGTTGTAGATGAAGAACAAAGTTTTGAGGTTTCTTATGGTGAATTGAGATTAGAAAATTACTTATCCGGTACAATAGCAACATCATCATCAAACGTTATTTCTATTATAGGATTGGGTGATAATTATCCTATGACTTTAACTGTTCCTAATAATTATAGTGCTAATGCTAATTTTGTTGCAAATAGTGTAGTCACACAAATAAATACTACAACAGGAGAAAAAGTAACAGGTGTTGTTCTTAGACATGAAGTGGATTCATCAAATAACAATATATTAATGTTGCATTCCTGTAATGGACAATTTGACACTTCTAGTAATGCGAATTCTGTAGTTGGAAATAATTCAGTATTAGATATAACCACATATAATATGATTTTAGAAGCCGGTTCTGCTGATTTAACAGGGGATATAGTATTAGAAACAGATGGCGCATCGACTATTGCATTGGAAGATAGTGTATATCGAAATAATGAATCAATTACAACTGCATCATTTCAATATGTAAAATCAAATGTAATTTTTGGTACTGCAACAGATTTTCAAGCAGACTTTAGACTGAATGATAGAATTAAACCACTATCAACTTCGGAAAGCACAAAAATTATTGAAGTAATTAATTCAACTTGTTTAATAGGAAATACTGCAATAAGTACAGATACAAGTTTTAATATGATTTTAGAAGAAAGTTCGGATGGTTATCCAGGCAGTTTTATTACGGAAGATAGTGATAATTTTATTCACAATATGATTAATCCAACTTCAGCTAAGTTTGATAATGAAGATATACAATTCTATAATTTACTTGAAACAAGTGTAAGAGGAACAACTAACGTAGATGGTATATCTTCGGGGAATACTTCTTTAGTAGGAACAAGTTCGTTTTTTGGTGAAGATTTATTAGTAAATGATATTATTACATTATCTTCCAACACATCTCGTAAAGCAAAAATTTTAACAATAGTGGGACAAACCTTGACCTTAAATATAGCATTAGGAGATGGAACAGTTGGACAAACTATAATTTTACATACATTTAGGAATTTGGATTTGGAAAGAAATGCGACTTCTATAACATTATCGAATCCTTATGATGCTTCAAATAATTTTATGAATTTGACAGTTAATTCAACTGCTACAGGATTGTTACTTCTTGAAGATGGAATTGGTACTGCTAATTCAGGATATCTTGGAAACACTTCAACAGAAGGCAGTTTTAAATTTGAAATATTATCAACATTTGATAATCAGATACCTAAATTTATACAAACATAAAAATTTTTTATTAACATAAATAAAGATATGGCTAGACTGGTAACGACAAAATTTAAAATACACAACGCAGAGCAATTTATTGAATCACTCGGCGAAACTTCAGCAACAAATTTATATTTGTTTATTGGAAAAGTGCAAGAATGGGATGATGAAAACACCCCTCCGGCACCAAATGAAGCTGTAGCAAATACTTTATATAGTTATTGGGATCAAATTGTTGCCGCAAAAAAAGTTACTTCTGCAGATGCTAAACATGTTATTACAAGAATAAATTGGGAATCGAATACTGCATATACTACTTATACTCATACAAATTCGGAGCAGTTTTCAAATAATTTTTATGTTGTTACAGAAGATTTTAATGTATATAAGTGTTTACAAAATAATATATCAAATGGGGCGTCAACAATTAAACCGACTGGTACAGGTACAGCGGTTATTGAAGTTGGTGATGGATATAAATGGAAATATATGTATACAGTTTCATCTCAAGATACTTTGAAATTTACAACTTCTGAATATATTCCTGTACAAAAAAGCATAGATGCTAGACAAATTGCAGTTGAAGATTCCGCTATTGATGGTCAAATTGATATAATCAATAAAACATCAAATGGAGATTTTAAAGTTGAATTCACGGCCGCTCCGGAAAATGCTGTTGGAGATTCTCAAGATTTTGTTTCTGATGAAATTTTAATAGGACAAACTTCAAATCAATATGGAACACTTGTTAATTTTGATGCCGCGGCAAATAATTTAACTTATTCTGTTAGTACAGGAAATATAAAATTTAGTAATAGCGAAGTTGTTTTGGGAGAAACATCTAATGCAAGAGCAACGATTTCACAGACTCCAATATCAACATATGAATTTGATACTGGGGCTTTTGGAAGTGTAACTAATTCTTCCGTAATGCAGTTATCTACAAGTGCAAATAATGATGTAGATGGTTTATATGTAAATTCAACCATTTTTGTGGTAAATAATGCAGGACAGGGGGAGCAAACTACAATTACACATTATACTTCTGTGTCTAGAGAAATAATTGTAGATCCTGCTTTTACTATTACACCGACTGTCGATTCTGGTTATGAAGTATCTCCATCAATTACAATAAATGGAGATGGAACTGGTTATAAAGGAAGAACGAGGGGTAATATATCTCATGGCGTAACAGAGGTAACTGTATCAGAAAGAGGAGCGGGATATACTATAGCAACTCCATCTATTGTTGCTAATTCTTCTCATGGTACAGGAGCAAATGCTGAAGTTATTATAGGTCCTGTAGGAGGACATGGTGTAAATGCTGTTGAAGAATTGGGGGGCCACAGGGTTATGATAGATTCTCGTATTTCTGGAAATGAATCGGGAAGATTTACAACATCTAATGATTTTAGACAAGTAGGATTATTAAGAGATCCTTTACAAACCGCAAATGCCCTTGCGTTTTTTACAGAATCTTTAGCTGATCAATCTACAACTTTAACAGTTGCGGCCGTTGCAGGATCTTTTCAGCCAGATGAAAAAGTTTATACGGGAACATCTTTAGCAAATAGTTCTGCTAATGGAGTTGTTGTAGATTTTCTAAATAATAATACATTAAGAATAAATGAAGTCAAAGGTACTTTTCAAGATAGTAATGTTGTGACCGGTGCAAATACAAGTTCATCAGGAACAATCTCTGCAAATGGTGTCAGTCAACCAGGAATGAAGCCTTATAGTGGTGATGTACTTTATATTGAAAATAGAGAAAAAATTACTAGATTGCCGAATCAAGTAGAAGATTTTAAGATTGTATTGGAGTTTTAACAAATGCCTAAATTAACACAAGATTTTAACATATCACCTTATTATGATGATTTTAATGAAGCAAATAAATTTTATAAGGTTTTATATCGTCCTGGATATTCTGTTCAGGCAAGAGAATTAAATCAAATACAATCTATTCTTCAGAATCAGTTAGAAAAAACAGGAGACATTCTTTATCAAGACGGTTCTAGAGTTTTAGGAGCAGAATTAGTTTTAAATAATAAAATTAGCTCTTTGAAATTAAAACCAACTTATTCTAATATTGCAATTGTTTCATCAAACTTTAATGGCAGAACTATTCAAGGACAAACATCTGGAGCAAAAGCAGAAGTTGTAACAAGTAAAGGTTTTTCAATTGATAATTTAGATATATTAATGATAAATTATGTCGATGATACTAAGTTTTTAGATGAAGAAATTATCAATACTATCGACACAGGAACAACATATTATGCTAATATTGCTGGAGCAGATGACGGATTGACTGGTTCAACTTCAGCTACATCTTTGGCGTCTGGTTTGGGTTCTGTAATTAGTGTTAATGAAGGATTATTTTATATTGGTGGTTATTTTGTACATGTCTCTCCTCAAAATCTTATTTTAGATACTGAGAATAACAATCCTTCTACAAGAATAGGATTAACAATTATAGAAACTATTGTTTCAAGTATTGAAGATTCTGCGCTTTTAGATAATGCAATAGGAACTCCTAACTATTCAGCTCCTGGAGCAAATAGATATAAAATTGAATTAACATTATCAACAAAGGCCTATTTTGAAAAAGGTAAAACAGTTGCATCATCTGGTCTTACTTTTTCTGTAAATACAAAAGATAATAGATCAGGAACAGCAACTATAACAACAACTACTGATCATAATTTATCTATAGGTGGGGCTATAGTAATTTCAGGAGCAACTGAACCAGAATATAATGGAAAACATATGATTTCAGAAGTTGCATCTACTACAACTTTTTCTTATTTAATACAGGGCAAACCCTCAACACCCGCATCTGGAACACCTGCATATGTAACAGGAATAACTGATCCAATTGCTAAAAGTGCAGATGCTAATTTTATTGAATTATTAAGATTAGAAAATGGTGAAAAAATAGAAGAAGTAAAATTTCCTATTATAGGAAATATGGAAAAGACTTTAGCAAGACGAACATTTGATGCTTCTGGTGATTTTACAGTAAGGCCCTTTTCGCTTGATGTTGTTGATCATAAAATTCAAGGAACTGCGAGTGATAGAACATCAACAAATACTTCTGCAACTGTTACTGCTAATGGAGCTAATTTTATAGCAGATGTTAATGTTGGTGATACTATATTTTTTTCAGGTAATACTGTAAAAACGGCTGAAGTTACAGCAATAACCAATACCTCATCTTTAACATTAACAACTGGAACAGCTTTAGGTGATGGAAGTAATAATCAAAGAATAGGTGTTTCTACAAAATTATCTACTGAAATAAGTCCAGGAAAAGCATATATCAAAGGATTTGAGCATGAAACTATCATTCCGAATTATATACATTTAAATAAAGCAAGAGAAACAGAGGCGGTTACTGCAGAAAAACAAGGAATTGAGTTTGGACCATATGTAAAAGTAACAGATATTATTAGTAATGTTGCTTTTACCACAGGTGTAAATTCAGCATCTATTAATTCAACATCTGGAGGAACAGGTGCTGATTTATTAGATTTGCATATTGTTAAATGGCCATCAACAATTAAATCTCATGATGGAACAGCAACTGGAAATCTTATTAATTGGGCGGCTAACACAAGTATTAAATATGTGGGCCTTAATGATACTTCAGCCGCAACAGTAGCAAATACAAAAATAGGAACGGCACGATTAAGACAGCTTGATTTTAGAGCAGGAAGGCCTACTGATGTTTCTCCTAATGAATTTGGATATAAGTCTGGTGGTGTAGCAAATGCACAGTATCATACAAAATTTCCCGCAATATATGATGCACATTTATTTGATTTTAGATTTAATAAAACTACGGGAACCGTTGGGGGTGCTGTCCTTGCTAATAATACACTTATTAATTTACCGACATCAGGAGCCAATTCTTTTCCTACAGTCAATTGTCTGTATGGTGCAACTATAACTGTTAATACATCATATTTGGGTGTAAATACTTCTGATACAAGAGAAATAATTGCTTGGACGGGTGCAAATTCTCAACCCGCTATGGGATTCGATTTAAATGGAGATTTATCCAAACAAGCGGCCGCATATCATGCACAATTAGATAGTGCATTAACACAAGAAACTCGGTCGGATTCTACTTATTCTTTAAATTTTGGTATTAAAGATGTTAGATCCCTTGTAGAAATTGACGGTACAACCTTCTCAAAAGCCATGAATATTGATATTAGTGGTAAAAATGATTTGACCGAAACTGGAAATACTGTTTTATACGACAATAACGATGATCAAAGAACACTATTATTTCCATATCAAAATAAAACAGTTGCGGGTTTAACAAAAGCATCTTATAAGTTAAAAAGAGGATTTACATCAGTTCTTACTCAAAATGCTGTAACT